AATACTACTAATTAGTCCAGTTAGATATCAGTGCTTTGCGAAACTCTGTAGGCTGCGATCCAGCCAAGGCAGCACTAGATCTCGCTGGCGTAGATAGCCATGCCGTCGCACACTGGCCGCAGCAGATTCCGGCAGCAGTCCTTGATCAGCGAGATCATACCAGCGAGCGGTGCGTGGATCCATGGGTGCCTGAGTGCCTTTGTATACTGCGGCGTGCAACCAGGGATCTTGGGGATCCTTGCGGAAAAATCCACCGGCACAGTCCCAGCCCGATACGGCCAACACATGTATGAGATTGGTCATGGTCCAGTGCCAGTAGCAGCCATCTCGCTGGTCAAAGGCCTGAGAATTGAACTCCATGTTAGTGGTCTGGGGTAGGATCAGCACCAGCATGCCCGAATCTGAAGTAGCATCACGCCATTGTCTCAGTGTAACAAAAGGATCAATCACATACTGGAACGCATCGTGACACCATATCATGTCATAGCGACGTTTGTGTATGACGATGGGCTGTTCAAAATCCTGTGGTTGATACTGTATGTTTTTGTAGCGATGTGCCATGGGCAAAGATGGCGGTTGATCTATGCCGGTACAGCGGATGTTTAAAGGTCGCGGTGTTTCATCTCTGGTGGTGCGTGTGGCCCACCATTCTAGATCCAGCCCTGGGCCGCAGCCCATGTCTGCCAAGGTGCCGATGCTTTCCATGAAATCATCAAATTCATAGAAAGTTTCCAGGGTCTGCCGGCTGTGGGTATGGCTGGCTTCGGCACTGGCGAATACAGTAGACATCATACCTGGATGTCTTCCATGCCGGCTGTGCGTAATCGCACTATGTGGCCCATCTGCCATTGCTTGGTGTCCAGACCTTTCATGATGCCCAGCCAACGATTACGCAACAGGGCCACTTCGTTGATGATGGTTTCAAAGTCGATGACCTCATCTTCACCATCCACGTACTTTTCAGCATCTCTGGCAGTGAGTGCCCGAGCATAGTTTTCCAGGTATTTTTGGAAATGCCTACGCCGTATGCGTCGCAACTGTATGTTCAAGTAGTTGAGTATGGCTTCCACTTCTTGCAGTTGGTTGAAACGATGTTCTGTGATACCCGGCAGTTCTTTGATGTTGATTTCAACATAACCACCAATACGGCATTCTTTTTTGGCTTCTGAGAGTTCGTGCTCGTAGTAGGCGATGAAGTCGGGTATGGCACCAAGATCTGCAGTGATGCGACTATACCACATGATCAGTACCGATCATCGTAGTCGTCTTCTTCTTCCTCGTCAAGATCTTGCTCTTCGGTATCGTTTAGATAACTCTGCAGGGCACGTTTGATGTCCGTATCGTTTTTGAACGCCGAACGTATCTGTTCAGCGTCGTAGTCGTTGTCGATCAGCACAGATACTAGGCTGTCGGCAGCATCTGCTCGGTCCACTGTGCTGATATATCGTTTGAGTTCGTTCCAGATATCATGTGATAAATCCACGGCCATGTTGTTATTCCTCCTCGGGCTGGTCTTCGGCTGTACTTACCACGGATTTCTGATTTTGGAAGTCGGCCATGACCTTGTCCAAGCAGCCTTCTTCATTGCTTTCCCAAGCCTTGCGGAACTGCTTGATGATTTCACCATCTGAAGTTACAAACATTAGGCGGTTACCATCTTTCTTCAAGAGACCTTTTTTCTCTGCGAGATCTACCAGGCCCGAGTAGGGATTCATGCCTGTTTCGTAGGGTATCTTGACCTGAACTCCTTCGAAAGGTTTGGCATAGCGTGTTTTCATAACCTTGCAACCGGCACGGATGCCCATGACGTCCGAGATCTTGTTGCCGTCCTCATCTTCTTTGAGTTTCATCTTTTTCATGGCTACCACGATACTACTAGCGTAGATAAAACCCTGACCACCGGAAATCTTGTCGTCGGGATCAAACATGTCTTGGCTGGCGTATGTGTGGTTGGTACACACTAATCCCACGTTGTACGAACCAAACATGTTCACGCAGTTACGCACCAGGGCCGTGAGTGCCTTGGGTTTGCGACCCAGGTCACCTTTCATCTCTCCGGCATCAAACTGGTTCACGTCTGTGGGCGTTAGCAACATGCCTAGTGAATCTATCACAAATAGGACCTTGGGACGCTCTCCATCGGGCAGGGTCTTGTAGTCCTGCATGAACGTGGATATGGTCTTGGCCACGTCGTCGATCATGGCCATGCTCAGTTTCAACAGTTTCTTTTCATCTGTGTCCACGCCCAGGGCCTTGAGCCAGTCCTCATCCAAGGCGTTTTCACTGTCAATCAGCACTACAAAAATTCCTTGCTGCTGTGCATTCTTGATGATGTTGCCACTACAGATGTAGCTCTTGCCCGCACCCGATTCACCAGCAAATACAGTGACCTTGCCCAGAGGAATGCCGCGATCGAAGTCGCCGGATATGAGATAGTTCAGGGCATAGTTGCCTGTAGAGATCCAGTCTGTGGGATCGTTGAAACCGATGGACAGGCCATCTATTGACTTGGTGATTTCTTTGCGGAATTTGCTTACGTCAAATGGTTTAGCCATATGATTTTCCTCTGTAAATGATCTTTGCTATTTCTGGGTGTGTTAAACTAAAGTTTTGATCTCGGATACTGTCTAATTTTAACATATAAGTCCTGAGTTGATCAATCAGATCTGGAGAATCATTGTTCTGTTTGATCAGCTCGTTGAATCTCCCAATGTTATATTTGGATATTTTTTTTGGCTCAATTTGATTTAGTCTATCAAGCACCAGAATTGATAGTTCTTTTCCCATTTTAGTAATATTAAAAAACGCAGGATTTTCTAATAGATTAAAATTTAAAGCATTAAAATTTTTAGTTTCAAACCAATCAATCAGCTCTTCAAGATAATATATGTTTTGTACACTAACAGTAGGAAATATGTTCAGAATCATATTTGGTAATTTAGATTTTAAAAACATATCCAGATTATGAGATACATCTTTCCAACTACCGCCTCTCACTAATTCAAATCTTGGACCAACATCATCTATACTGAATGCGATATCAATCTGCCGGAATTGTTTCCATTTTTCAAATAAATGAGCAGGAAAAATCGATCCATTGGAATTATAATGTAACCTGATTTTGTCCGCCCAACGATTTTCTATCAGATAATCTAAAAACGTCTCTTGCTGTTTGATTAAAAAAGGTTCGCCGCCGTAAAAATCAATATTGACCAACTGCGGGCCAAGAGTTCCTAACATCTGCCAGATGTTGGCGTTTTCTGTCCATCTGCCTTTCCGATTCATAGTTTTGACATCTAAACGAGTATTAAAATGTTTTGAATGTTCTTCTGCTATCTTAGAGCTGTTTATCGGTGTGCAGATCCTACATTTGAAATTACATAAATTTCCTAACTTTATATCTAGACTAACAAGATTCTCGATTGATTCTTGTTCAACTGTCAAAGTCTGTCCAATCAATCCTAAATGAGTCGTAAACCATTGACGATTTGAATCACCGGCATATTGTTCTTTGTGCCAGCAAGACGAACATCCACTTGGTTTTTGCCCGTTTAAAAATTGTTGTCTAAGATCGGTTAGATACTGGCTGTGATAAACTGTCTGGATGTTATCTGTTTCTATGTTATACAAACGGCCAGTTGAATCTCTTATTGATTCTTTATACACACAGCAAGGTTTAAATCCACCTTGGGATGAAATTTCTAGATGTGCCCATGGGCTAAAACAAAAAGTTTCAGGTAATGAGATTAGAATATTTTTATTCCCAGTGGGTGTAGTATCTGTGATTTGTAATTCTAACGTAGAAAATATACAATCATCATATGAATATTGTTTCCTGATTTTATCAAGCCGATCGGTGTCTACAGTCGGACAACATAACAAAATAAAAAAGTTTGATATGTCTACCATCGATGCGCACTTCTGTATGTGAATCAGAATGTCCGGATCTATAGTTTTTCTACTGTAGAGCACTATTCTTTCGTTGGGACTGAACGCAAACTTGTGCCATGTTATAAACTTTTTATAAAGTGTTTTTCGAGGTTGGCAAATTAACCAGTCTATATCAACTATTCCTACGATTTTGTAATGATACTCGGACTCTAAATGGTATTTTATGTCAGATGAAGGCAATGATATCATATGTTTAAATATCAAGCACAGGGGGTTACACCCCTGTGCTATTTGCCTTATATATTTTGCTTGTTTTGCCGAGCGCGGATCATGGCCAGGATGTCTTGAGCATTCTGTCCACCAGCAGCAGGTTTCACGACCGGTGCTGTGGCAGTGGGTGCGTCGTCCTCGTCAAACGAACTTGTAGCAGGTGCTGCGGGCCGAGCCGCTTCCACTGCCTCTACTGGTGCTGCGGCCGCAGCAGATCCACCAGCGGGTGCTGACACACCTGCGGGGCGGAAGTACTGGCTCCAGCGATCAGGATCGTAAGGTTTGCCGTCCACGGATGCTTCGAACATCTCCTTCATGACCTTGAGTTCAGTGTCCGAGGGTTTCTTGGGCAGGAACTCTGCGAGATCAAAAAGTCCATGTGCCGCGAGGGCAGCCTGTTCCGCCTCTGTGAGTGCGGATTCCTTACGACTCCATTTGGAAGTTGAGTAGTCTGCGTAGCCACCTTTTGAAGTCTTGGTGATACGGAAATCCAGACCACGCAACAAATCTGTTGGTAATTCCTCCAATTCAGGATCCATCAAGGCCGATTTGATGATGGTGAAGATCTGCGGACCAATGATGAAACGCCGGATGGGATTCTCTGGTGTACGATCTTCACTCAGTGGATTTTCACGCACAAAGCCTTGGAACACATAACTGCGTTTTTTCCAATACTTGCGACCCATGTCTTCCAGACTTTTGTCTTTGAACCAGCCACGCACTTCGGCCAGGATCGGGCAGGCATCGCCCCACATCTCCACACAGGGTACCTGTACCTGTACTTGCTTGGAATCCATTTCGCCTTTGATGCCAGCGAATGGCAGTTTGATCATGGCTCGCTCTGCCCAGAAGAATGTGTTCTTGGCATTGCCATCAGGCAAGAAACGGAGTGTGGCACTCTGTCCTTCGTCGATGTTCCAATGTGGGTAAATTGCGTTGTCGCCGCCTGTGGATTGTCCGCCTTTGTTAGACTCTGCGGCTGCGAGTCTTGCACGGATTTCTGCTAAAGATGCCATAATATGATTGTCCTTTCGTTGCCTATTATGATTGTTGCTACTTGCCTAAGTGTACTGCTTGCCTGTCACGCACACTTGACTACAGTGTACGTGGAGTATTTATCAAAGTCAATGACTATTTGGGGTTTTTTTGCCGGATCTCGATGTAGTAGATCTGTGCCCAGGGACCGGGCTGATTGTAGAAATTTGGACTCACAAACGTGTCCGTGATCACCAATCCGTTGTGCTCGATCATGTGCCGGAAATCTTCGCAACCGCCAACACTGCCGGCTTGGTTTTCCTGCATCAAGATCAGGCCATCGGGTTCGAGGTGCTGGCCTATGTGTTGGTAAAATTCTTTGTGGGCTTGCCAATCGATGTCTACTGCCAGTCTCTGATAGTTGTCGTCACCGGGACACTCCAGATAGTGCGGAGGGTTGGCCACTACCAGGTCGAACCGTTCGTGATCGGGCAGTGCTGCCACCGTGGGTGTTGCATAGGCTGATACCTGTGATTGCCAGGTCTCTGGCAAGGATTTCACTGTGGTCTGGATGCAATCTATGGCAGGTTGGTACAGGTCGGACAAGCACAAGCCTCCACAAATGCCGTGATCCAACAAGGAGAATCCAATGAATCCAGGACCGGCACACCATTCAAAACATCGGCGGAATGGGCGATCTGGATATCTTTGCTTGAGGACTTCAATGTATTCTTGCCCGAACCATGTGCCTCCACCTTCCATACAGGATTCGTGCATGACATCAATGCCCACAGTACCATTGGTGCGGAATGACATCATAGCCTGATCTCTGGATTGGCCTGTGTCCACTGCAGCAATCCTTGCCGTGCTTGGTGTTCGCACTGTTGCATCCAAGCTCGTGTGTGTGGCAGGATCACGATGTCTGGTGCCACCTTGTCAAGATAAGAGATGTGTTCCAAGGGTGTGGGATGGAAATCTCTGCGGCTGCTGTCGTAGGCATCCGCGATGCCTTGGTTGTTGAACCAACAGTTTTCAAACACTGTTTCATACACACTGGGAGCGATCTGGTCCAGCACATCTGCGTACAATTCCAGCACGTCAGCGACCTGCTCACTCTGCATGGCAGGATTGTTACCAAGGTCGTTTTGATCGTTGGTGTGTTT